TGGTTAACATACCTAGCAGTCGCATTGAAAACACGAAGCATTGGGATAATACCATCAGATTGTCCATTTGTACCCCTAATTTTTGATTTGTTACCACGAATGTTGTGAATATGCATACCGATACCACCCGCCCATTTACTAATTTGGGCACATTCAGTTAGAGTTCCGTAAATACCGTCAATCGAATCATCTTTCCCTGCGATGAGGAAACATGATGACATCTGAGGACGGGGTGTACCAGCGTTGAAGAGTGTGGGGGTCGCATGAATGAAAAACCCTTGTGACATTTTATCGTATGTCTCCAGCACAGCGGGAATATCCTTTCCATGAATACCAATGGCTACACGCATAAACATGTATTGTGGTGTCTCGATGAGTTTACCATCAACTCGTTGAAGATAACTTTTTTCGAGTGTTTTCAGACCAAAATACCCAAATTCGAAATCTCGATCTGTCTTGATATTCTCCTTCAATTGCTGTGCGACTTCGACAACTTCATCTGTGACTACACCAACCCTCTGAAGTTTTCGCATAGCGAGGTGGAAATTATTGGGGCATACTTTCTGAATATTACTCGCGATGATACGGGTCGCTAAAATTTCATAATCTGGTTCTGATGTAATCATACCTACACAAATTTCAGCGGAGAGGGTGTCAATTTCCTGTGCGGTAATGTTATCGTACATAGAAGAAAATACTTGTTGCGCAACTTTGGAAGAGTCACATTTTTCAGAGAGTCCATACGTTAAATTCTTGATCCTATTGGTGACGTTATCGAATTTCATTTCCTCAATACGACCTGAGCGTTTAATGACCCTCATATATTTACACTTCCACTTTTATTTTTAACCTACTTATTATTGTTTCAAGTCAGCACTTCTAACAGTCGCAGTCCCAAGTGTTTCCATTCGACGATCGGGTTGAAGAAGGTAAGTGTTCACAAAGAAAGGACCATCTTCACCAGCCTTAGCTACTGGGGGGTAAGAACCAATAAAGCACGTTGGGGCATTACATGGGATTGTACCGACGGAGTTTGGGCCATTGGCATAAGCTTTATCAAAATCCGAATAGTTCATCATTTACTATTGTCACACAATTTTTTTCGAGGCGTATATTAAATGAGTAATCTTCATCTGAATTCTATGATGCAATGTGAGACGCCATTGAATGCGCTCTACTTTTCCGAATTTAACAAAAATATTCTTCAGCGTGGAATTCGTCAGGCGTTCAAGGATCGTACTGGGATATCAATTGATTACCAAAATCGAGATGACTTATACGGTATCATGCGAGTCGTATTCATAAACAATTCGGGTGATCACCACACTCAAGTGAATAAACAGGTCAAGTTCATGAATTCCCGTGTGATAGATACCGCCCTGTCACAAATTCAAACAGGTGTGTCCCAATACATAGCATATGTCAGTGAAATTGACACCATAAGCGCCCCACTCGACCAACCACTAAACACGAGTACAGTTGGTAAAAAGATACCATACAATGACAAAATTGGATTCTAAAGTAACTATATTAAAGTTACAGATGATAAACAGAGTAAGGATGAGTCTTAATTATTACAAAACGGAGACCGAGAAGGTTTGTCGATCAAAAGGTTGGGATAGAGCACCCATAGATACTGTATGGTTACTCCTATCTGAAGAAGTGGGTGAACTCGCGTCAGCCATTCGACAGTATAAGAAAATGTATAAGAAAACAAATTTGAAGAAAGATCGGGGTACAGATGTGATGATGGAAATGGGTGACGTGTTTAGTTATCTATTTCAAATAGCACATATGTTAAATGTAGATCTAGATGAAATGTGGGAAGTACATCGATTCAAAATGCGTGACAAAAAATATAATCTGAAGTAGTAGTAACAGCAATGAGCAAGTTTATGCTCAATGATGAGGATGCTATAAATGATGTGAACCCATTTGTCAAACACGATTTTTCTCTTCCAGGAAGTGTGCGACAGAGTGGGGGATTTGATAATTTTTCAAATACATCTATAAGTAAAAATATGTTCGAGACCAGTGAGAGTGTGTATTGTAGCTTCGGGTCATGTGAGACACAAAGTAAACCAACCAATGTATTTGGTACTATTCATCCCCGAAGAAATATAGATACTGGAGTTGAATGTGATGCGTCTACTAATGTGAAAGTTGGAGTCGCCGATCAGGGGCGGGTACCATATTTCGGTATATTCTTGATCGCCATGTTTATAACCCTTGTTCTATCATACACAAGACGTTGAAGAAATATTCCAAACGATCTAACTTTATACATTCTTCAATAGAATGAGGAACGTGTTTTTTACAAAATTTAATGATAAACTCTCTCTGCCAAGCACTTTTCATATTAATAATGGGTGGCTGGAAGCTGGGATCTAAAATTTTAGTTGCATGTGCGATACGAATATAGGTATTGATATCATGCTTTTCATACAGGAGAGTATCAAGCATAATTTCAGCCATACGTTGTCTCACTTCAATGGTTTTGTCAACCATTATGTCCAAGAATTTGATATATGGAATGGATTTCTTTTTTGATTCAAATACTTCCCAATCTGCGAGAGGTTCCGTATTCATGTAGTCTGTAAACGTTCGAAACCCTTTTCCGCGAATATACGATTCATACACAATTTCCACGTAAGTGAGCTCAGATTCAACGTCATTTACAACTTTTGCATATTTAAAGAACGAAGTCATATATTGACATAAAGAATATATTCTTTAAACACCTAAGTTATACAACGATTACAATACGTTTATGTCTAAATGTACTCCACTATAGCGAACAATTCCTTTTCCTATCTCCTCACAATTGATGAGTTTAGAAATGCTCTCCCAGACGAGTTACGACCGTCGTGGATCAAGATCACTACTATTACGATGATATCAAGTTTTACACAGACCATTGATATTAAACGTCTTCGGGCAATTTTCGAGGACATTGGAACATACAAGATGAAACGGAATGGTACTACAACTGAAGGTTTTGTATGGAAACTTAAACCCACTACATTTTACAACCAGGTTACACTAACATATCATGATTCTTATAGTACCAAGTCAGTTAAAGTTTTCCCCAATGGAAGTATTCAAGTCGCAGGATGTTGTGACTTATTTGACTGTAAGCGTATCATCACCCAACTTGTCCATATTTTCAAGGAATTTCTTAATATGGAGATCAAACTACCTACAGACTCTTTTAGAGTTGTAATGATTAATTCGAATTTCAGTCTCAATTACAATGTAAATTTGATAAAAGTTTCGGATTGGTTTGAATCATATAATGATATATTCAAAGTTTCTTTTGAACCAGATAGATACTCAGCAGTAAAAATTAAGTTCAAACCATCCCATGAAATGAAGGAGATTACATGTAGTATTTTCAGTACCGGTAAGATTATCATCACTGGTGCAGAAACACTCAAGGAGATTGCTTTCGCTTATAATATTATTAACCAACATATCAATGAGAATCCTGATATTCGGGTTTCCCGTACAGAAGACACAGATGTGTTCGATATATTTCTTGGATACAGATGTGACCCATTCGTCAGACATTTAAAAAATAATGGGTTTAGTTCTTGGGTAAAGACAGTTACGAATAGACAAATTAATTTCTAACTTTATAGTAATTAAAATGTCGCAACGACTTGGTATGGCCGATGGGCGGTGTTTCACGATTAATACATCAGCCCAACTATTGAACAACTATGTAATGAAGAAAAATAATATCACTTTCGAAGATAATTATTCTTATAGACAACTTCTCCAGAAGCAGGGTCCCGAACTCATGTCACAAATTCAAGACGAACAAGGTACCACAAAATGTAATTCATGTGACAAGCCCTTAGTTAATGCCTCGGATATATACTAACTGAGCTAAATCACGAAAAAAACTTTAAAACCATACTCTAGAATGTCCACGTGTTCTATATGTCTAAATGAAGTCAGGTCGACAAGGACCAACCCCCCGATTCGTTGTGGACATATATTTCATACCCACTGTCTAGAGAAGTGGAAATCCCAAGGTAAGAACACATGCCCAACCTGTAGACGGGTTTTTGACGTTTCTCAGTTTAAAGTAGCAGTTACGATTCATAATAATTATACACAAATGTCTAATGTAGTTTCATTGAATGAAGAATCTATATTAGATGTACTTGATTTATTTGATATATCGTTTGAAGCTGAAAATACAATTGATCTAAACAGTATTTTATCAGATCTTGGGGTAACCCTTGCCGACTTTGATTCCGCTATCCTTGACGCAGAATGAACTACAATACTTATCATAATTTAGCTCTTTATACTTCCTTGAAGCAGTACGAGGATCTTTTATAGCCTTACCATTAGCATCCCCAAGAAGAGGTCCCGTAGCCCATCCACGTTTATGACTAAATACATTAGCATTAAAAGTTATCCTCTTCCCAACTTCAAAACGACCACCTTTTTTTACCCTATATTCAGGAATCTTGAAAAAGCTGGCGATAGACTTGACTGTATCACCTGGTTTAATTTTATATTCGATGACCCCATGCTGCTTGTAAAAATGGAAATCACCCTGTCGCATATAACTACCAGGTCTCCCAGACGAAACAAACATCATGATTTTGAAGTATCCTTTCTTACATTTCTTGTCACCATCAATCTTGTAAACATTTTTTGGGTTATCTGAAATAACGCGATTGGGGAGACCAGTGCACGATGTGTATGTATGTTTAGAATTTGATAACCCAGACCGATCACCTGGTATGGATTTTTGCCATCGATAAGCTTCGTAATCACCCACCGCATATGCGTAACAGTTGTTATTGGGTATACCTTTATTCGAAGACCATCTACGATTTGTAAATTTATTCTCAGATCCACTTAACGGAAGTAACTTTTCTTTAGCCTTAGACATATACAGTCTACCTAGAAAAAAATATCAGTATGTAATAAATGTTCACCAATCTTATCAAATCTGAAAATAAGATGGATGCTCTCAAACAGCTTCTGATCTTCGTGTTGTCTATTCTCATCAGCACCTTCATTCTTCGTGTTGTGTGGAACACTTCTCTCGTGAAGCACATCTCCATCCTCAAGCCTATCAACAGCATGCTTGATGCCTTCATCCTTACCATTGCCATCAGGGTAATCTCTGGTCTTGACCGTTAAACTTCTGTGTACCCCGCAGTTTTTGTACCGTCAGGGTGAAGTATAGTTGGAAATCCATTCATACCAGTACATTCATTTTCAGTACAGTCAATAAAGTCGAAATTCTTTCGAGATTTCTTCATGTATTCTAACTGTTTACGAGTCCATCCACAATCCATGGTCCCGTAAACAATCCATTTTTCTTTTACATTCGAAGTGACCACTGGTTTACCCAGTTGTAGAAGAAGATAAATATTGGCGATGAGAAGGATGATGACTAGTATCATTATTATATTACGCATATATTAATTATTATTTGGCAATACCCGGTCTTTTCTTGCGTACCACACCAGTTTTCATCACCGCAACCGCACGTGCATACGCCGCAGCTTTGTTTACTGGTGTCTTTGGCTGTACGGGGGCGAGAACAACCCGTGGTACAGTCGTTGGTGGGAGTTTTGGTATAGCTTTCGATAATTGAGTCTCCCCGGTGAAAAATGGAGACTTTAAGACCTTTTCAAAACCTGGTAAATAAAGAGTGTGTGCAGCATTGCGATTCCCACGTAATCGGGCATTCTTGAGGTATGTGGGACTATTGTTTTTCATATACTCATCGGGAAACAACTTACGAATGAATTGGTGTACTTTTCTCTCACTCATATTGGACGGTTGATTTATTTGATGGAATATATCCTTCAAGAAAAAGTGTACATCATACAACTTGTGGGACTTTCTAGAAATTCCTATATTTTTGTAATTGTTATCGTTTATCAAGGGATTTTTGATATGAGGAAAAACTGCGAATCCAAAATCAATCATCACCGGTTCGACCCCACCATTAGAAATTGTGTACGATTTGTTATTCAATATAATTTTAATATCCTTTTTGGGAACCTTCCGCACTAGAACATTTTCACCGTGAAGATCATGATGTCTAAAATTTGGATGTTTTTTGTGAATCCTGTACAAATTATAAATGGTTTGGACTATAACAGATTTCATCGCATCTAGGGTAGGCTTAGTTTTCAACCATTTACGCAGATCTGTACCATCGATGACTTCGGTGTAAACAATCTGTTTACCTGGACACTCCTTATACAAATATGTTTCTGGTACACCAAATCCTTGTAATTTTTTAGCGATAGTGTACTCCATTTTAGCTGGGTTCGATTTGAGAGATTTACGCAACTCCGCGAGTGTCACGTTGTTAGTAAGTTGGGGGGTCTTGATTTCTTTGTAAGCTACATATCTTTTACCCCCTTCATTAATACTCCCACGGTACACTTTCCCATATTGTCCTTCACCAAGTTTTTTACCCTTTGATCCCTTCATGAAGGTTTTCGTTTTATTCATCAATGTATACAAGTGATCCTGTGGGTTACAACCTTTCTTACCTCTTAAAAGTTTTTTAAGATTACTCTCGGTAGTAGACATTCTTACTTATTCGTAAGAAGATTTTCTCTTCTTACCAATATGGATTTTTTTTAGGGTGTATATAATTTGAAATTACTGGTCGTCAACTTCTTCAATTTCGTCTTCGACCTCGTTATCCTCAACCTCTTCATCTGGGAGGTTCAATCCTTGGAACGCGAATGAGGGAAGCTTGACAGACTGTTCAAAGAGAACCTGTTGAAGGCGGATCGTGACACCAAACTTATTATCGATAAACCAAATCTGGTTAACATCAATGATGGCCATCGCCTTCTGACCCTTTTCGATACTGTCGAGTGTAACCATTTGCTTGTTCATATTGTAACACTCTGGAAC